ACAGAAGACGGATAAGATCTGGCGGGGCGTTAAGGTCTCAGCCGTTGGAACTGTCGCCATAAAAGCGAACTATTGGCTGGCGTGGAACGGCGAGCGATGGGCCGAGGGCAAAGACTTGGCGTCGATAAAGCAGCATCGACCGTCGCTGCTGTCCGCCGTCCAGGATGAGGTGCGCGAGATTGCGTCAGAATTGATGGCTGGATAAGGTGCATGCCTTCCTCCTTTGTTGATTTGCCGGAACCTTATTGGCTCCGGCTTTTTTCGTGCTATTAAAGGCCGAAAGGAGAAAATAATGTCGGAATTTCCCGAATATAAAAAGGCAAAGGTTTCAGATCTGATTCCATATGCTCGCAACAGCCGGACGCATAGCGATGCTCAGGTTGCGAAGCTGGCGGCCTCCATTAAAGAGTTCGGCTTTCTGAACCCGGTGATCGTTGACGGTGAGAACGGGATCATAGCGGGCCACGGTCGCATCCTGGCGGCGCAGAAGCTGGGGCTGGAAGCCGTTCCTACTATCGAGGCGGGCCACCTGTCCGAAGCGCAACGGCGCGCCTATGTTATCGCGGACAACCGGCTGGCGCTTGATGCTGGCTGGGACGATGAACTGCTGCGGATTGAACTGGGCGATCTGGACGCGGAGGGGTTCGATCTAAGCCTGACCGGTTTCGATCTGGGCGAGTTGACCACATTCTTTGACGAAAATATATCAAGTCAAGATGCGCCAGATGATTTTGCCGAGGTCGATGAAACCGATATGCCGCACACCTGTCCTAAATGCGGGTTTGAGTTCGATGACTGATTATAAAATACCAACAGTCAAAGAGTTGAGAAGCGCCACGGAAAGCGGGGGCCACAAGTTTGAGGTCGTATCTCTCTTTGCGGGCGGCGGAGGGTCGTCTACGGGCTATAGAATGGCCGGGGGAAAGGTGTTGGCCGTAAATGAGTTTGTCCCCGAAGCCGTAAAGACATATAAGGCAAATTGGCCGAAGACGGAGGTTCTGACGGGCGACGTTAGAAAGATATCTGGACAAGACATTTTAGACGTTATCGGACGAAAGCCGGGGCAGCTAGATATTTTAGACGGTTCTCCGCCTTGCTCTGCGTTCTCAACCGCTGGGAGCCGAGATAAAGGCTGGGGCAAGGCCAAAAAGTATTCTGACACTTCTCAGGAGAATGTAGAAGATTTGTTCTTTGATTATATCCGCATCCTGCGAGACATTCGACCAAAGGTGTTTGTTGCGGAAAACGTCAGCGGGTTAGCGAAAGGCGTTGCCAAGGGTTATCTGAACCAAATCCTGCGAGAACTTCGTGCAAGCAATTACGAAGTGTCTTGCAAAATACTTGATGCGCAGTGGCTAGGCGTTCCGCAGAAACGTGCGCGCACGATCTTCATCGGCGTTCGTCGCGACCTTTGGAAGTCAGAGTTTAAGGGTCGATTACATCCAAGACCTAGTGCAGATAGACCAACATTAAGCGATGCGTTTCAAGGTCTTACTTTTAGTGACGACGACCGAAAGCAGACGGATGTGAAACGATATGCTATTTACAAATTACTTTTACAAATGCAGGCCGGAACGTCTCACAAAAAAAGGTTTTCGCTCAAAAAGTGCGCCTCAAAGGGCCAAGCATTTTGTATAACAGCTACATCGGGAACTATTGGCGCGGCAAATCCTATGCATTGGGACAATCGCGCCTTCACGGTTTCCGAAGTCAAGCGCATTATGTCGATTCCTGATGATTATGTTCTGACGGGAACATATAAACATCAGGTGGAACGGTTAGGCCGTATGGTTGCACCGTTTATGATGAAAGCCGTCGCAGAAAATATCTTACGATTGGGAGTGTTAAATGCAGATACCAAGTGAAGGCTCATGGTCATTCGATGCCGATGGAATAGCAGATGCCTTTGACGATCACGTCAGAGAGCAGCTTCCTTGGTATGACTTGGCGACGGATGCTCTGATTCATATTGCGCGGCATTACATTCCAGAAGGCGGGATTGTTTACGACATAGGAGCATCAACGGGCAACGTGGGTCGATCGATTCAAGGGATATTAGAGGACAGATCAGCAAAACTTATCGCTGTCGAAAAGTCAGAAGAAATGTCTAAAAGATACAATGGGCCGGGCGATCTTGTCGTTGCAGATGCAACTGAAATAGAATTCGAGCAATTTGATTTCGGTGTAGTGTTTCTTGCAGCTATCTTTATGCCAGTGACAAAGCGTAAAACCTTATTAGATAAGATGATTACAGGATTAAAAGACGGCGGGGCAATCGTGCTCGTAGAGCGTATGGAGGCGGGGACAGGTTATCCGTCAACAATAAGTGCGAGGATGACACTGGCAAATAAACTAAAATCGGGCGCATCTCCTAATGATATAATCTCAAAGGAACTTAGTCTTAGCGGAGTACAGCGGCCAATGTCTCAAAGTGAGATACCTAATAGCGCCGTCGAATTCTTCAGACTAGGAGACTTCGCTGGCTGGATCATTCAAGGATAGGTAAATGTCACGAAAGCCACATAAGCCGACCGACGCAACGCGCCAGACCGTCCAGCTTCACACAACTGTCGGGACGGATCAGGAGACAATCGCTCGCGTCCTCGGCGTCGACGTAAAGACCCTGCGCAAATACTACCGAGATGAACTGGATCTTGCGCTGGCTAAGGCTAACGCGACCATAGGCGGCGCGCTGTTCAACAAGGCGAAGAATGGCGACACGGCAGCGCAGATCTTCTGGATGAAGACGCAGGCGCGCTGGCATGAGCGCCACGACTTCACCAGCAGCGACGGCTCGATGTCGCCCCAGCAGATAGTCATCCGGGCAGCAGATGAACCAAGCGACGGTTGATCTTCCTCCTAAGCTGGTGCCGATATACGCGCCGCAACGAGGCGCGGTGCAGTACCGTGCGACCTACGGCGGGCGAGGATCCGGCAAGAGTCAGACGGCTGCGCTGATGGCGGCTATATGGGGATACGCCGAGCGGCTGCGGATCCTATGCACCCGCGAACTACAGGTCAGCATCAAGGACAGTTTCCATCGCGAGATAAAGGACGCCATCGAGCGGACGCCCTGGCTGGCGGCGCACTATGATGTCGGCGTGGATTATCTGCGCGGACGCAACGGCACGGAGTTCATATTTCGAGGGCTGCGCCATAATTCGTCCAGCATCAAGTCGCTGGCAGGCATCGACCTGACCATCGTCGAGGAGGCCGAGGACGTGCCAGAGGCGTCCTGGCTGGCGCTGGAGGCCACTATATTCAGGCAGCGCAGGTCTGAACTGTGGGCGATATGGAACCCGCAGGCAGACGGATCGCCGGTTGACAAGCGATTCCGCAAGGATCCGCCGCAGTCGTCGTTGATTGCTGGCATCAACTGGTCGGACAATCCGTTTTTCCCGGATGGCCTGGAGGCACTCAGGAGGCGCGAGCAGTCGCGGCTTGATGCGGCGACCTATGCCCACATCTGGGACGGCGAGTACTTACAGAACAGCGACGCCCAGGTCTTCGCAGGCCGCTTCCAGATGGATGAGTTCGAGCCGCAGAGGCATTGGGACGGGCCATATTTCGGGCTGGACTTCGGCTTCGCACAGGATCCGACCGTCGCCATCGAGTGCTACATATACGAGGACCGGCTATATATCAGACGCGAGGCGGGCAAGGTCGGGCTGGAACTGGACGACACTGCGGCTTATGTCGCCGAGCGAGTGCCAACCATAGGAATGCACACCATCCGCGCAGACAGCGCCAGACCCGAATCCATAAGCTATTTGCAGCGGAGCGGTCTTCCGGGTATTAGAGGCGTGAAGAAGTGGGCTGGCTCAGTCGAAGATGGCGTTTCGTTCATCCGGTCGCTTGACCGGGTGGTCATACATCCAGATTGCGCCGAAGCAGCGCGGGAGTTCAGGCTGTATTCCTACAAACGCGACCGTTTATCAGGAGATGTCATGCCGAAGATCGTCGATGCACATAACCACTACATTGACGCGCTGCGCTATGCGCTCCAGCCAATGATCGGCGGATCCGGCAATCAAGTGTTTGGAGTCCTATAATGGTGTGGCCGTTCCCCCGCAGAATCGCAGAAGAAAAGCAGCACCCAACCGGCGCTGCGTTTATGGTCGGAGACAGCGTCAAGTGGGATGGTGGTCACAACCGGCGCACCTACATCAGCGAGGGATACCAGCACAACGTTATCGTCTATCGCGCCATCCGCGAAGTCGTCGAGGCGACGAAGGCGATCAAGGTCGAACTGTTCCAAGGCGATGAACTGCTGACGGATCACCCGGCCTTGAATCTGCTGGACAGGCCGAATCCGTGGCAAGCCTACGAGGAATGGCTTTCCGAGATGATGGTCAACCGGCTGCTGTTCGGCGAGACGTTCTGCGTCGGCACGCCAGAGGGCCAGTTCGCTGAACTCTGGCCGCTGAACCCGATTGACATGGAGGTAAAGCCTGGGATCCACGGGCTGCCTGGGGCGTACTGCCATCGCAAGGGCAAGTCGGAGCAGTATTTCAAGGTTGATCAAGTGACCGGCGAAAGCGAGGTCTTCTATCTCAAGACCTACAATCCTGACAATTATTGGCGCGGACAGTCGCCGCTGATGGCCGCCAGCCTGTCGGCTGATACGCACAACGCAGGATCTCGCTGGAACTATAGCCTCCTCAAGAACAGCGCACGACCGAGCGGTCTGGTGCGCTTCAAGGGCGGATATCCTGCTGGCGAGGCCATCCAGCGGATGCGCGAGTATTTCAAGGCGGCTCTATCAGGCGAGCGGAACGCGGGCGAGATCCCGATGCTGGCTGACGATGCCGAGTTCGTCGAACTGTCGAAGAGTCCGATGGACATGGACTTCAGCAACACGATGAAGGAGATGGCGAAATATATCGCCAGCGCATTCGGCGTGCCGCTTCCACTGATCGACAACGACGCCAGCACGTTCAACAACCTGGAGCAAGCCAAGGAACGGCTGTACACCGACACCGCCATTCCAATCATGTCCGAGTTCATGGGAGGCTTGTCGTCCTGGCTCCTGCCGAGATATGGCGAGGATTTGCAGTTCAAGCTGGATATGGACAGCATCTCAGCGCTCGAAGGCAATCGACAGAAGATGTTCGACCGAGCCGTCCTGGCGTTCGAGAAGGGCGTTCTGACGCGCGAGGAAAGCCGGACCATGATGGGCTTCCCAGCCGAAGGCGAGGGCGAGTATACGCCGCTTCTGGCACCCGTGATGGAGCAGAAGGCAGCAGAGGCCAAGGCGTCGTTCAAGCCGCCCGAGGGCGTCGTCAATAACTACAAGCGCGGCATCAAGATGCACGAAGACGGGCTGACCGGCGATGGCATCGAGCCAGCAACAATCAGGACGGCGAGCCGGATTGCAAGCGGCGGCAGCGTGTC